AGATACAGCAGTAGCTTGTATTACACCAATGGATTTAACAAGTGGTGTATCAATGGTTGTGTTACCAAAACCCCAAATATTAAAGCCTTTAAAGCCAACATTAAAATTGACATCATTACTACTTGCAGTTAAATCATTAATACATGTAAGTTTCATGCCAAGGGTCGAATATAATTCCATATCAAGCAACGATGTGATATTCACGTTTTGTCCTGTGACAATAACTTGCTCACCCCCGTCAGCAACAATACTTTCCTTGCCGAAGAGATTTAACACACCTACGTTAGCATCAATCTTAACATCACCGCCTCGGATTTGAACTTGTTCACCACCATTTAGATTCATTTGGCCACCGACACCAAATTCGGCGTTACCATGCACAAGCATACGATAGTCGCCTTCTATCTCTTCTGTCTTGTTACCTTTCACATACACATGCGCGTTACCATTGATCGTAACTGACGAATGACCAGACGACTCATGCTTGGTGCCAATGTTAATCTCATATCTGTCTGCTTCAGCACGTTCGGTTACTGTACCTTTGGAATCAATTTGAATATATGCACCAGATTTATGGTTAATCATAATTCGCTCACCACCTGGCGAGTCATCCAATTCAATACTATGTGAAGCTGTTTCTATTACTCTATTATATGGATATTTTGCAGCGTATGCAGAACCTGGTTCAGCCCAAGTATCAGTTTGTCCACCAACCTTTTGGTCGTGAACTCTATTTAATTCTTGAGTAGGAATATAAGTCTCATTTAAGTTTTCACCAGTTGCCAATCTAGATTGTTGTGGCAGACCTATGTCTTGTGGAGTCATTCCTTTTGCTTGAACCTTCCCATCTTTTTCTGGAATTACACCCCAACCTGCTGAGGCGGGGTCGTGTTCTTGTACGTATTGCGAAGGAATTAAACCTAAAATCATTGGGTGTTGAGCATTACGGCCATCCATAAACACTCCCCAAACAAAAGAATTTAGCGGGGGTGGTGGATTATTCGGATCATAATTTCCTTGCACACAAATTGCCCAAGGTAGATCTGGTGTTTCGATTTCTTTATTTGTACCGTGTGTACCAAACGCACGAACTTGTACACGTCCTTCATGTCTTTTATCTTCGATGTTTTCAACGACACCGACAAAGAAAAGAGGATTAGTTAAGCCTGCAGTATCCATTATTGTGTATTTCCATATTTTATAAGAGTCAACTGTGTTGTAAGAGTATTATCTTTAACTGTTTGTGTGGCCGTATGCACAAGATATTTACCACCCATTTGTTTATTTAATTTATTTTTATCATCCGATATTGAGACTTCTGGCATAATCACAGCTACAACATGTCCAGCCTGAATATCAAGCCTGCCTTTTATTGTAGCAGCAACTTTTGATGAATTTAAATGATGGTTATATGCAATTCTATTAGATACAATTTCTGAATAAAATTGGTCACCACGAACTATTCTATCCTTCGCCTCAGTCTCGATATGACCAGGGCCAGAGTAATCACGGAATACCATAAATTGTCTTGCGTTCTTTTCTGTAAAGGTTTCTTTAATAAAATCTTCTGAATGCACATCATCTTTTAATGCAGATTTTCCAGCACCAGTAAAGTAATTTACATTATCCAAATAGTTAAATGTTCTAAAATCTACCTTATGTTGGAGTAAATCAATCTCTACAACCTTATTTGCATATCCGCCGGAATATAAATCCTCTCCAGTATTTACTCTTCTCATTTGGCTAATACTTTCCAGATTCTTTATTTGATCAAAGGCCTCTATAGGATTCTTTGACATAACAGGAAAATAATATAAATCTTTAATTTGTTGGGGATTTTCTTTAGCCTTTTCCATTAAAAATTCATCAGTCACAAAATGGTACCCATCAAAATTTTCAAAAAATCTATACGAATTGCTTGCACTTTGTTTACTGAATGATTTACCCGCAACAAATTCTAATGCCTTTGATGGCCTATAATTTGGAATAATCATCTGCAAATTACCATCAGATCCTTGCGAATAAAAACGTCTACCTTTATCTGACAATATTTTAAATTTCTTGGCTTTAAAATCTGCGGGTAGTGTTTCCCCCAACAAGTCATCTTTAGGGTTTACTTTTTCTATTTTACTATAATATCTTTTAAAAATATCTGCGGCAATTTGTCCACCAGTTTTGTCTCTAAATGCTTCAGTGATTTTTTGCAATTCTGCTTTATAACTTGTCTGTGAAATAAAGTGTAGGGTATATGTTAATGAGCCACCATCATCACTTCTATTAATATTATCAATTTTGTATAATTGTGTTTTAAGCTTTACTACTGTATTAAGACCAAATGCCTTTACGACAATCGCAAGTTCTTCCTCACCGAACAGTCCAAAGTTTTCCAAAACACCCACACCATCATATATTTGTAATTGACCTTTATATGATATTGATTCGATTGACTGACTAAAGCCAAATTCTGCTATTAATGCAGTAATATTTTTGGTATCACCATTAGGTTTTTTTATTATCGCTTCTTCAATTTGACAAGCTGATGGATTAAACCCTTCCATATTATATTATTCCGAGCTTATGCTGTTGAGAAAAGACGTAGTAATTTGGCCCACGAATGCTTTATCAAATAAGAATATTTCTTTTTTCCTTTCGTTTAGTGCAATTTCGTAATCATAAATTCTATAAGGTTTCCATTCTTCTGGAATAATACGTTTAATAATAATTTTTGCCCCACGTTCTGTTCTCATAATAACACGGTCTTCTCTACGAAGATAAATCGTCTGAAACGATTCCGGTGCCAATATGATATCATCTATAGCTGCCATTTGTTATACCTGCCTTACGTAATATATAATGTTCTCATCTCTAGCGGGATCTCGAATCCAGTCGAGTACATCTTCACCGGTTTGCTGAGATTGTTCAGCATATTTATCGACGAGATAATCATTAAATGTGTTTTCGTTCATGGGCCATTCGTGATATGGGTCCATAATATTGTTCGCTAAATAGATAAGCCAAACATAATCAACAGAACCATAATAGAATCTTGCAACATCCTCAGCACGCTCATTACTACTTACTGTATAAGGATAATACACATAAGGATTATTTTGCACAGCTGTTAAGAACGCACTACGTCTGGTAATATCTTTTACCCTGCGACCATTATAGTTTATTGTTGGAAAATTTTCAAAATATTTCATTTAATCACCACCTCCGGTTTTTGGTGTTTCTGAAGAACCTTTTATGGGAAATTGTTCCTCTTCACCATAATCCTCAGCTGTATGAATAACAAGTTCGGAGAATGATAGGGAAATATTAACTGCTGCAGGGCGACCACCTTTTGCAATAACCATACTTCCTGCCGCACCATAATCAACATCCATACCTGTACACATTGCCGGTTTAAATTGTGGAAAATGAGTTGGGTCAACCCCAATTAAATTTATGTACACAGCATCTGGGTATCTTAAAAACATTCTATGAATTGCACTACCTTCGCCCACTGCGGCATCAAGACCAAAGCCTTGTAAAAGGCCTGCGGCAGATTCGCCAAAACCACCACCAGATGTTGTGGGTAATATTCTTCGTTTTAATGTGTTAATAATTTGTTTAATTCTGTCAGAATCCTCTTTACTTTCTGGATATAAATCCCAATCAAAGGTATAACTTTTAAGGTCAACACCTTCAAAAGACAATGTTTCAGAGGGGTTAATCGCTTGGCCGACATCCATTGCGATGGTCTTGCTTATATCACCTGCAAAATTTCTTGCTAGATAAGCACCAAACAATTTTGCAGTTCCCGTGGCTAATGAGAGTTTATTGCCTGCATCCTTAGCAACTTTATTTGCTACTGCAGTAGCCTTTGCCTGATTATCCCCTTTAGTGGTGTTATATGTATCGACCAAGCCTGCGCCATAGGTTTGTAATCCACTAACGCTAGGAGCTGTCAATGGAGGTCCATTTTTTTCAAATGAGGCCAGCTGAGATGATATGGCCTCTCCAGCCGTTGACATCACAAGATCTCGTTCAAAATTATTATATGAAAGTCCTGTGCTGTCTTGCAAGCTTGTAGGAAACGGAAGGAAAAAGGATTGCTGTGTTTTCTTTTCGGCAAAATGACTACCGGCAGTAGATTGTTGTACACTATTAAGTGCCCGGCCTGACCCGTTTGCAACTAATCCAGCAAAACTGTATTCCTTAAAGATAAGTTGAATACCATGAACGTGGTTTTTAGCTGGAAAACTTAGCTCAGATGTCTGACTACTATCTCTTTTCGCACGTCTAATTACGGCAGCTGGAGATGTGCTTGTTTTACTTGAGTTTTTGTTCATTTATTATCTTCCGGTTTGGATAAATATCTATTACGAATACATTTAATTATTATTTATATACAAAGTGGAAATAGACTATGGCTTATAGAGGCGGGTTTCGCCCCAAAAATCCAGCCAAATACAAAGGAAATCCCACAAAGATTATTTATAGGTCTTTATGGGAATTTAAAGTGTTTAAATGGCTTGATTTACATCCTCAGGTGATATGGTGGCAATCAGAAGAAGTGGTTGTTCCCTATAGGTCTCCTATTGATGGTAAAATGCATAGGTACTTCCCAGATGTGGTCGTACATAAAAGAGATGATAATGGTAATCCCCAAACTATTATGATTGAAATTAAACCAAGTAGTCAATGTAGACCGCCTGACCCAAAGAATAGAAATAAAACTAAGACGGGTAGAGTATCAA